AGGTCAGGATAACGTTCAGTAAGGAAAGCAGCAACGTCTCTATTACGGGCCGTATATTCGGCCAAATTATCATACTCTACGATAGTTGAGTTAGGTGCAGTGCACATCTCCTCCGTAATTTCATCCTTGCTAATATATGCAGACTGCGCTCGCCCGAACCTATCCACGCTTTTAATTTTTAAAGATATCATAACTCCTCCGTTGTTGTGCTTACAAAATAGCTCGTAATGGCTATCTGTAGCGCGGTTGTTTATGTTTTAATCCTTAATAACAGTAGCTGTTGGGGGCGGAATATAAACTTATTTTAAACCTAATCTGGAATGTAATTCTCAACCTAAAGCAAGGGGGTACACACCTTAATTCAAACCTCAAAATAGTGGTATAAGGGGAACTCGAACTCCTTAACATTTTTTCTACACTTACTATTTTTTTTATCCTTACCATTTTTTTATCATCAACATTTTACACACATATACATCTAACATTTCCTACTACATCACTACTAAAATACTTTTCTCAACGGGCTTTCCATTATTGTATGTTATTATTATAGTATTCACTATAACTATAGTAAAAAAAATATTTTTTCAGTTTTTTTTACGTAGTAAAAAGTGTTAAAATGCCCTATTTTACCCTTTTACAAAGTATAGTAAAAGTAATGAAAATATCCATATGTTCTCAGAGTTAATTAGTATGTAAGTTATTGGGGTTATTGAAGGTTTATTACATAGATATAATGAGTTTATATACGAGACTATTGACAAATTTTGGTTCTTCTGTTACTTTCGTATTACCCCCACGAAAGCAGTTATTGGTATAACTTGTTATGCCATGTTATTAACGGAATGAAGAGGGGGTTACGGAATAGTTGATAACTATTACGACAACGAAAGCCGATACCTTGTTAAAGGTGATTAGTTAAACAGGAAAAAGGGAGAGGCGGTCGGGAGAAGTGTACCCTAATGTAGGGAAGGAGGAAGTAAACGTAATGAATTATAGGTATAAGAACGATGGTGTTAAGAGTAAGACTGAGGGTATTTTTAGAGAGGTTTTTATTAAGCATAAAGGGGATAAGAATAAGACTAAACATATCTATTATGAGAAATGGAAAGCTGATGAATTAAGTTTGGATTATGTTCATTGGAAAGATGCCGAAATAACTGAAAATAGTCAGTGGGTATTGACTGATGATGATATTGTGGTTGAGTCATTAGCTACTAGAATGTATGCTGTGAAAGGGAGAGTTAATAGGAAGTTTTATAAGTTGCCTGTAGGGGATATGTTTTGGTATATGTCTGCTAAAACTAAACTATTAAGAGTTAGAGATTTAAAGGAAAGGTTGTGTGATGTTCCAGATATAGTTCCTGGTAATATGAGAGGGACTATACACAATAGATGGAAGAATTATGCTACTGCGATGGCAATAACAGGAGATAGAGATGTTTCGATATCTATGGCTTTTGGGAATGTTAATGCTCATAGGTTTAGAACGTTGTTAAATGAAAGCAAAGAAGAGGTTAGAGAGGGTATGGTAAGAGAACAGTTAGAGAAATTGCTCATAAAGCATGGAATGGGAATAGATTTTACTATGGATTTGTTATCTAAAACAATTAAGATGGCAGAAAAGAATGGTAATGTAAGCGCTTTATTGAAAGCAATAGAGAATCTACAAGAATTGAATGATATTAAGTCAAAGACAACTACTACTACATCTAGAACTGCTATTGCAGCTAGTGAAACTATGAAATATATTGATAGTTTGGGTGAGGAATTGGATGGTGGAGATAGAGAATTGAAAATAGCTAATGAAACCATTAAGGAGGTTAAATGAATGCTGGGGAGTTAGAGTATAAAAAAAGCCAAGTTAGGCAAAAATTCTATCATGATATAGCTGCATTTGGAAGGGGTTGTTTCCCAGATGCATTTAAAAAAGGAAGTCCTCCTGCACATGCAGAAATATTTAGTGAGATTATGAATAAAAAGAAGAAAAGAGTTTTAATTGCTGCCCCTAGGGGGTTTGCTAAGAGTACAATTATGTCGTTTCTGTATCCAATGTATAGAATAGCGCATAAAAAGTCTTATGAAGAATTGTTTATAATTATAGTCTCTGAAAGTCAGAAGCAAAGTAAGAACTTTATAGATAGAATTAAGTATAATCTAAATAGTAGTGGGTTATTTAAGGAATTGTATGGGGATTTGTCTGAAAGTACTGCAACTAGATGGAGAGAAGATGAGATTGTTCTTGCTAATGGAACTAGAGTTGTAGCAAGGGGTGCAGGACAAAGCCTGAGAGGGTTGATTCATAATAATACTAGACCTAATTTGATTATAATTGATGACTTTGAATCTGAGAAGAACGCTTATACGCCTGAAGCAAGAGCTAAGAACAGGGCTTGGATTACTGAAGCATTAGTCCCTAGTTTATCTGATGAGGGAAAGGTTATTATGATTGGTACTGTTATTAGCGAAGATTGTTTTTTATTTAATGCTAAGAATAGTACAGTGTGGAACGTATTATGGTATACTATTATAAATGATGAAGGTAAGTCTATATGGGAAGAAAAGTTTCCATTATCTAGAATAGAAAAAATTAAGAAGGAATTTGAAGAAACTGGTAGGTTAGGTGGTTTTTATCAGGAATATATGAACCAACCACAGAGTCCAGAAGAAGCTCCTTTTCAGCCTGAATATATAAAAAGACATCCATATAAATTGGTAGTAAAAGATGGTTTTAATTATCTAGTTAGACCTGAAGAAGAAGGTGACTTAAATGAATATATTCCAGCAACTTTATATCAAGGAATAGACCCTGCTTCCAGTTTAGGCAGACGTGCAGATTATTTTGTAATTGCTACTGTGGCAGTTGACAGCAATATGAACAGATATATTATTGATATTATTAGAAAGAAGGTTAATCCAGCGTATCAACCTCAGTTAATAGTTGATACTTACTTGAAATATTTACCCGCACGAGTAACCATAGAGACCGTAGGGTATCAAGAAGCTCTTAGGGCTAATGTCAAAAGACTGTCTATGGAAAATGATGTTTACATACCAGGTCTAGAGAAGGGGTTTAAGCCTAGAAATGCTAAGAATGAAAGGCTACTGTCGCTTGTTCCTCCGCTAGCGAGAGGTAAGTTCTTTTTTAGACCTGAAGACATTTATCCTCCACAAGAGTTTCTGAGTTTTCCGAAAGGAGCTAATGATGATGTTATGGATGCTATATGGATGGCATTATCTAAAGCAAAGCCTCATAGATTATCGAATAGAGCTTCGGGGGAAACTAAAGGTAGTGATAATAAAAAGATACTTAGAAAAGTTATAGATTGGATGACACTATAAAAGGAGAATTATGAAACCAATAGTACAAGAAATACATCAGAAGTTTAAAGACTATCAATCTTTCCGTAATGATTGGGCAATAGCTGCACAAGAAGATAAGGAGTTTAGGTTGGGTATTCAATGGTCTGAAGCACAAGTTAAAGCTTTGGAAGAGAGAGGACAGGCTCCTATAGTTATTAATAGAGTTCATCCAGCAGTGGAAACATTAAAAGCCTTACTTACAGCAAATAGACCAGAGTTTAGAGTGTCTCCTAGAGAAGACAGTGATAATAAGACTGCTCAAGCTATAAATGGTATTCTACAGTATGTATGGCAAGAGTCTGAAGGTGATATGGCAATGAGAACTGTAGTAGATGATTATGCTACTATGGGAATGGGGGTTATATATGCTTATCAGAATGGCATGGCTGATATGGGAAAGGGAGAGGTAGAGTTTCGTTCTATTGACCCATTAGACGTATATATCGACCCTAACAGTAGACATCCTTTTGGTGATGATGCCGAAAGAATTATGATAGTTAAGCAGTATACTAAAGACCAAGCTATTAAAATAGTACCTAAATATAAAGCTAAGATAATGAAAGCTACTGATAATGGAGATGCACAATATCCGCAGACTGGAGCTAGTAATGACAACATAGCTTTCTTTCCTGACACAACTACATTATCTACATTTTCTGAAGATAAGGGTAGTGAGAAGGTTATAGGATACCATGATTTTAAGAAGGTCATTAAGCAACGAATGAGAGTATATCAAACATTTAATGGGTTTGAAGACTTGATGGATGAAGCTAGGTTTGAACAATATGTTAATGAGCCAGTATGGATTATTAATGGGCAATTTGTAGATGATAAGTATAAAGCCGAACAGTTGATTAAACAAATTACACAACAATACCAACAAGCTGTATCTCAAGGCGCACCTATGCAACCTCCTCAAATAGAAGAAAAAACAAAAGGTGAACTTATAGCTATTAATGTAATTGATGCTATA